ATGTTTCTTTCTTATATAATTCAAATGTTATACCACCAACCCAAACTTCAGGTATATATTGCCAGCCACCACCAGTATTCCACCTACCTTTTCTTATATTACCGTTTATTATTTGTCCTTTTTTCAATTGTATATCATCTGCTATAATTTCAAATGTAAATGGGTTTTGTGTAGGTGGTCCTATATTACTATAAGGTGGAACTGATGATGTAACACTATTAACAACTACACGATCAGCGTGTGTATTAGTTTCTATTATGTTCCAAGAATACCAAGTAGAATAATTATAATTAGCACCAGGGACGCTACTCGTATAACCACCCATATCTTTTTGTATCTGCCAAACCATCCTTAATTTATATAAACCATCTTCTAAAATCTCTATTCCACCATCACCATTTATAACACTACCTATTGGTGATCCACCAGCGTAGAACTGATAAGAAAAACCAGTTTTAAAATAACCATCTACTTCCATATAATTAGTTGTTATACCTGATATAGATATATTATTAATTTTTCTAAAAGGGATTGCTTGTTCTATCGCTGTTTGAACATAACCATTTACTACATATTCACACAATTTTATATCTGTTAATCTTTGTTTTTTATTATAAAGATTAACAAGATTTTTAAAAAAACCATCATAAGTAACTCCATCTAAATAATCACTATTATAAGTCCAACCTGCTTCATAAAATATACGATCTATAATTGCTTTATGGAAAACAGCAGGCGCTAAAAGTCCTAATGATATATCTCTTGGATAAGATCTATTCATAAATGTTGTTCCAGTTCCAGATGTAAAACCTGTTCCACCATAAATGTTATAACCATAATCTACCACTGGATAGCAATAAACATTTCTAAAGTCCCAATTCTTTAATTTATAAGTATTATAAATATATTGTTCATTAAATATATGGTTTCCTTTTGTGTAGTTAATTCCATTAAAAGTAAAACCAGATGAAAAATCTAATTCACTTAATTTTTTTTCACCTAAATCTTCAAAAAAGTTTTTAATATCATCATATATAACAACTTCATATACAATCTGTGCTTTATTATTATCTTTATATAATTTCTTTATATTCTTTAAAATAAAATAACCTGATATAATTGGGTTTTTATTTAATAGTAATTTACAATTATGTTTTGCTGTCATATCAAAATCACTATTATTCCTTATATCAAATATATTCTTTAAAATCTTATTATTTCTATCTGTACCTGGTAAGTTTATACTTTTAGAATAAGATGAAGATCTTGAAGCAAAATCTTTTATATCGTCTATTTTATATGTTAATGAAATACCTAAATCATTATTATCTGTAAAGATATCTAACTTACCATATTCTTCTAAAATTAATTCAACATAGTATTCCATTATAAATTAGTTAATTTTTCATATGCTACTTTATATTCTATCGTTTGATTATAAAGTTTATTCACTTTTATTTTCTTATTTTCTATTGTGCTACTTGTAATTATTATTGGATATATATTATCATCTTTTATAATCCAAACTTCACTACTTCTATATAGTTCCATCAAATTATTATTTATTCTATCTTCTAACCAATCCGATACAACAGCAACATTTTCATAACTAATTACATCAACATTTTTCAACCCCCTTTCACCTATGTTGTAACTATAATCTTCTGCTAAATAATGATGTAAAGGTTTTTTAATAGCACTTCTGGATATTGTTGTCTCTTTAACATCACCATATCTAAAAGTATATGTTTCTGGTGATCCTAAATCACCACACCATAAAAACTGAATACCTGAATGCTTATAGCATTGTTGATCAACATCTACTTCTAAAATCTCTGTTGTTCTTGTTCCGTTTTGTGGAACATCTACCAACGCCCAGTATTCTAACCAAACACTATAACTATTTGTATTACTATTAATTATATCATAACCAGGAACATTTCCAGTTTCATAATCTTTTAAAACTCCTGCTGTTACAGCATCATTTATATTCGCAGGTCCTAATGGCAATGAATATATACCATAACCAGTTACACCACTATTTATTTCTATGTAGTATTTTCTATCTTCTGTGGCACCACTATTTACACTTATAACATATCTTCTCCAATCACTATATTTATCTTGCCATATACCATAAAAAGTATTTACAACTCCATATTCAGTTAATTTATATTTTCTTTTTCCAGACCATTTAGATAGAAAATAAGCAGTTGAACCTGTATGGCTTAAATAATTATCTATATTAAATGTATCTTCATATTGTTTTACACCTTGAAAATACCAAAAAGGTCCATTATCGTTATCTGTACTTCCACTATTATAACCAAGATATTCTACTAAATCAAAATAAAAACTATTCATTTGATTATGGCATTTTGTTATTCCACTTATGTTCCAATTTTCATAATCAAATCTTACATAGTTAGAACAAATCATAGAAGCATCATATATAAGATATTCATTATAATCATTATCACCATAAACATATAAAGAAGCAAAAGCGTCTGTATTACCACTACCATTTATAATCACTCTATATTTGAACCCTACTTGTGCTGAGGTTGATGATGAATAGATTATAGGAATAGGATTATTCACTAAACTTATTCTATCTGGATCTTTTATTTTTGTAAATGCCATTATTTTTCATTATATTTTTTTACAAACTTATTTAAAGCTTCTTCCAGGTCTTCGCTGGCTGTTTCAGCTATTAAATCGTTTAAACCTATCACTCTATCATACCAAATGTCTAAAAATGGTGTTGGTTTTATACCTCTTACACTTATTTCTTTTCTTATAACATATTCTAAATCAGATCTTATACCTTTTCTGGCCATCCAGTCTAACAAAACTCCTTGTGGAGGCATTCTTGCTCCTGCTCTACGTCCGCCTTCTATAAACTGGGCATAATCTGGCATTTCTACTAATAATTGTAATAAGTTTTCTTCATCTTTCTCTAAATAACTCTTTATTTTAGTAATAAATATACTATCACCCTTACCACCAGTGATTAAAGCCTCACTCATCTTAATTACGGTTTCATTACCGAACTTTTTCAGTAAGTTTTTTATTCTATTCCAGTGTATTCTTTCTTTTGCCATTACCATACGGTTCCTTTTTCACTAACAACGGTTGTAAATATATTTTCACACGTAGATCCGTCGTCAATAACCTCTATATTAACGTTAAACTTAACTCCACTCACTCTATCGTCCCATTTTTCGCTAAATTGTTGTATATTTATCGCTCCTCCTTGTTCTTTTTGTATCCAAAAACCATAAGCATCATAATTATCTTTCATATTGTTTATTAAATCTATTGCCACTCTTATCATATCACTAATAACATATATTTCATTACTTCTGTCGTCTTTTACAAGATCTAATATGTATATATCAGCATTTAAATATAAAACTCCATTTTTATATTGGTGATCCTTTAAATATGGATCGATCCATAACAAAGGAAACTTATTTTGTTGAGTATCTATGTCCCAAGCGTTTCCAGAACCGAAGTCCTGTAAAACACTATTACCTGATATTGTAATAATTTTAAAAACACTTATTATTTCTTGATATGTTCTTAACATCTTTATTATTATTTTTTAATAACCTATTCTTATTTTAATATGTTCTATTATATTGATCGCACCTGATGATATAATACCATATAAAATTAAATTAAATAGCCCAGAACCCACCAAAATTGGAACTGGAACGAATATAGCCATCAGCAGTCCGACCCAAAAACCTAAACAAGTAGAACAGCCTAAAAGATTATCAATAATTTTATGTTTATTTCTTAAATAATAAACAGGTCCTTTAAATATACTCTCATTAACTACTATATTTGTCAGTCCATAACACAATAATATAAATAACAAAATCATTTTTACGCATTATTTTTATTACAAGGTGGGTAGTTCCCTGTATTTAAATGAAGCCCAGCAAAAAAACTATCTTGTTTATTCGGGTTCATATAGTGATCCAAAGCATCTGGATTAGGTGTTTGATATTCAGGTATAGAACTTTTGTTTTGTTCTAAATATAATTTCAATTTATTAGAATAAAACTCAGCATCATCACTGATCTCTCCTCTTAATTTGTTTAATATCTGTATCTCTACTGGGTTAGATCCAGCGTCATTTTGAGTTACAACACTACTATTTTTAATCTTTGTATATAAATATATTAAAGATCTTCTTTCAGCGAACTTTATTAAAGCATTTTCAATATAATCATCTAATAAAGTTTTGTATATACCTGATATTGTAGATCCTGTAATCTTAACCTGTAATGTTTTATATAAGCGAGTTCCCAATATAGCCTGTATATCTATATTTTGAGCGTCCATAATACTCTGGTTTAACATCTTGTCTTCTATGTTAGCGTCTATTGTTGTTTGTTCTTTTAAATAATTTGTTGATATAAAATATACTTTTGCCATTTCAATTTTTTATTTTTTAGATGCTCTACCTACCTTTACCAATCTACACTGGCAGGCATCTTCACAGAAAGTCCCAAATGGACTATGTGGGTATGTTGTAAATAAACTCGCTGATGCTTTACCTGGTATGGCTGTCCGCATCCAACTATGTAAAGTTCTTACTTGGTTCTTATAACCTTCACACGAAGGGCAAGGGTTTTTCTTATTTTCTACTCTCCAAACATACATCTCATTAGGGTTCGTCTTATGGGCATCAATTATATCTTGATCTGGTGTATTTTTATCAATTTTTCTTAACCCAGCGAACAAATACTCATATTTTTCTTCACCATTTCTGTTTTTTATTGTAAAACCACTTAAAGTTTCATCAATTATCTCATTTTCTGCTTCATTTAAAGGTTCATAACCTACAATTTCTCTCATTTCATCTCTTTCAAGTATGTTTTGTAGTATATTTTCACTAAAATTAATAGATATAGGTGTATTTTCTAATATATCTACAGGGTTCATACCATTTATTAATAAAACCTTATTAAAAGCATCTAAAATACTCTTTTGTTGGTTCTTTATCACCGTATTATAGTATAATTCATAGTTTTCTAACACTTCGTTTGCTGATCCCAGCTTACCTGGTGTTGATATACCTACCAAGTTCTCATTTACTACCTTATGTCCTATTAATATCTGTTGTAAAGTGGTTTTATTTAATAAATCATATTGTTTATCAGCGTTAGTCATCTCCATTATCTTAACTTCTGGTTTGTTTTCTCCTTCTGCGTCATAAAAAGCCAATAAAAACTTACCAGATTGTGTTGTTCCTTGATATTTATCAATAATTTTGTCTTCTATCATCTGGCGTTCTTGTTCTGTTGTCTGTCCTACTGGAAAACCAAAGAATATAGAAGGGCTCATACCATTTTTTAGATTATTAAAATGAAAATTAGCAATTTCACAATCAATCTGGATCCATTTTAAAGCTCCTATGTAATCTGGCAATGAATAGTAATCTTGGTTAGGAATATAAGAATAAATAGGTAAGATCTGTCTTTTTCCACGCTTTATATCACTGAAAATAGGAACTTCAATAGGTTTAAACCTTTCTTTTCTATAATTGTCCCAATCTCTACTATAATAGAACTTATCTAATCGGTTTTTATCATTTAATTTACCCCATCTAATTTTAGAAGCGTCAATATGGTATATTTGTGGTATAGAAAGACGATCTTTACTCCATATAACCTCTATATAACTTAAACCCATAATTTCAAAGTCCAAAGCCACTTTTCTTAATATATCATACATACTTTCTTCTGGGTTAGGACGGTTTATAAATTGTTCAGTTCTTTCACTATACTCCATCTCTGGATCTTGAATAAAACCATCACCACATATCATATTTAACTTACTTTTAATTATAGCGTTATGTATGCCACTTTTATTATATAAAGTTATTAATTCTTCTGGGAACTTATTATCATCACCATAAGGGATCCACTCCCTATTTTGTTTTTCAGTAAATATGGGTATTACTTTATCTGTAATATCTACAATAGATGAAAACATTTGTATTTTTGATGGTGGTGGTGTTACGTGTTTCTTTAATTCCATTTTACAATTTTATTTTTTATAAATATAAACCGTTGGTTCAGGTGCTTCAACATAAGTAGATCCTGTAGTATAGTTAGGATCATAAATAAAACATTTACCAGTTTCTAATTTATTTGTTGAACCACTATTAATATATGCTGAGTAAGAATACCAACCAGGCATAGGAAAAGGTATATTTGTTATACCTGATACCATAAATGTTGATCCTGTTTCTGTTGATATATAAAACTTATCATATCTTTCAGGGTAGTCAGAAAAGTTTAAAAAATTACCAGAGTAGTTTTCTAAACTTTGATCATTTTCAAAATCAATATAAAAGGTTCTACCTGAGGTCGTTGCTGATAAACTTTCTCCTAATGTTAATATAATAGTTTGTTGGTTGTTTCTGTCTGTATTATATTTCAATCTTAAACTCATTTAATTATATTACTTTTTATATACTTTTGCTATACTTTTTATATAGTTTTATATATATTTTTCTATACATTATTTTTAATAAAAAAAGAGCCCTTATAGAAA